CCAGTTAAAGCAAATATATTAAGTAAATTAGTACCACCTGACAATATTGTATCACCACTTATTGTTATTGCACTAATTGATGGTGTAATTAAACCACCACTCATTGTACCACCTGTTATATTTACATATAAACCATCTAATTCAGTAATTGTATGATGAACACTAGTGTCGGCAGTATGAGTAGTTAAATCAGATTGATAAGCTAATGTATTTAAATTAGCTGTATATGCAGATAATTGGTCATTCCTATCAAAATAAACCGTTTTATCAATTAATGTTGCACCAGTAGTAAAAGTATCGGCACTTAATAGATTGGCAAATGACGTTAAATCAACATCAATATCAACACCATCACTTCTATAATATCTTAAAAGATAGCCAGTATTACTTCCACTAACAACATATTTATCCAATCCATTGATAACGTCAATTAATGGTGTACCACCGCTATAATATGTGTCAGCACTAACGGTAAGTGTACTTATTGGCATGGTGAATACCGTAACACCACTCAATAGATGAATTTCACTATCACCGCTACATGAGTAAATATGGTTAGTAACTACACCAGTGCATGCGGTAATGCTAATGAAATCAGTTCCATTAGGTTCGATTATAACATTTTCAATAATATTTGGTTGTGTAGGACACGTATTTTGTGATTCATACCCACCGTTTGTTATATAAATGTTCTCGTTTATTTCATTGCAATTACCCATATTATAATATTATTCCTGTTAATCTAAATTTTCCTGTTATTTGTTGATTTTTAGTAAAATCAATTCTTAATGTCTGACCAGCATTAATTTCAAAAGGAAATGCTGTTACAACATTGTCAATTCTATATATTGGGTTCGTAATTCCTTGTATTGGTACGAATGTATTAAATAATGCATGATAATTATGAATCATTTCAAAATAATTTTGAGCAAATGGTTTACAAACAATATTCAAGTTAATTGTAGCTTGAGCTTCACATACAGTTGTTTTAACAATTGGTTTAGTTGGTTCACATAATTCGACCATTACCATTGTTCTATCAATTGATGGAACTACTTTAAAATCTTCTTCATTAATTATGTAGCCCAAAAGTTTCATTTCAAACATTTGAACATAAAATCTTCTATTTTCAAAATCATCAATTGGACTTTCATCACCAATACTTTCTAAATGAACTGGCATTGGATGACCATTAGGTGAAATATAAAATTGTCTTGATTGAAAAGTTTCTTGTATTTTAACGTTAAATTTATTCAATTCACGCATTCTATTGCAAAATAACCTTACTTCATATGTCATATCAACGGATGTTGGCTGTGGCACTCTATAAGTATCCACACCAGCTCGTCCACCGTTCCATGTCGGAACTTTCATGTATGCATATGTGTGATGACCTGGTATATTCCATAAACTTTTTTGATTTGTACCCACTTGAACATCTGGTTTTCTAACTACTGTAATAAAAGGCATTTGCATATCCTTAAATTCATCAGTAAATTTCCAAGTTCTAGCAAATTCAGCCCATCTTTGAATGGTTAAGAATATTACTGGGACTTTTTCACCATCAATTACTATTTGTAAATCTTCATTAACGAATTCAATAAATGTTTTATCCAAATCTTCATACATAACACCTCTAGGAAGATAAGTACCACCTTTGGCAATATCTTCAGTAACCATTTCTTCCCTTCTTCTTGGTCCGAAATGTTCTGGATATAATTTCAAATCCTTACGAAAACCCTTAGAAAATCCTTTTGGTAATCCCATATCACATTATTTTTTTACCTTTAACCATATTATCTTTAGCCCATAATGGTTGTAAATTACTTAATGCATTTACAACACTAGGTGGTGTATCGGCTGAAAAGCTACAAACTGGTATTTTATGGTCAATATGCCATTCACCATAATTATTCCATGACATACCCTCAACAAATAAAGATTCTAAATGCTCTTTTAATTGGTGTGGTGAATATCCTAGTAAATCAATGGTATGACCACTTTTTTTCTGACCTAACCGCCTCAATGATAAATATAATAAACCTCTCCATTTATCACCTATTGTTTGTTTTCGACCTTTTTTTCGTTCTTTATCATATTGTTTAAGCTTAGCATCATTTTTAATCCTATATTCCTTTTGCCATTTAGAAATTATTTCAGCATTTTCAATTGTATATGTTTTTTTCTTAATCGATATTATTTCTTTATTAGATTCACGATATATTTTAACCACTGAACAAATTTTGTCTTTATTAATAATATAACGCTGCCCATCAATTTCTTTTTTACATGTTTTACAATATGTTGAATATCCATCTTTAGATGCTGAACATTTATTAAAATCTTCAATTGGTTTATCAATACTACACTTATAACATATTTTAACCATTTTATAATCCCTCAAATTCTATTTTATATTTCCATAAATATCCACCAGCTGTATTACGTTTTCCAGATAATACCGAATTTATATGTTTATGTATTTTTTTAATTTCACAAACCGATTTCCATTCTTTAATTATTTCACCATCTAATGATAATTGAAGAACTGATTTTGGCCTTTGTTTTTCGTGTTTATTTTTAACTAAATAAACATCACGCTTTAATAATTCATCAGATTTATAACGCCAAATAAACCCACCAGCACTACTTCTTTTTTTATTAACGACTAAATTTATATTTTTAATATTAAAATTAATTTTAACATCATTAACCGATTCCCATTCTTTAATAAAATTACCATTCAAATCATATTGGATTACTGAGTCAATTATTTTTGATTTTTTAAAATAGTCAATATTTTTTGGTGTTTTACCTTTTTTTGTTTTTGACATTTTATTTTTAGTTTAATCACTTAATTTAACACCTAATGACCCACCATCACCACCATTTGTTAAATTTTTTAATTCAAAACCCCATGTTTTGAATTGATTTATCCAGTATATCTCCCAAAATCCCCATTCCAAATTTGGTACAATATCAATTATTTCAATTATTGGTGTTTCGTTTCGATTTATTAACGATTTAATCCAAGCATCTCGTTTAGTTAGTTTTTTTTTGTTTTAGCGTCAAAAATATGACGATATAATCTCTGTTTTAAATTATTTGTTTTACCAATATATTTAACACCAAAACTATCACTTAAACTATATATAAATACTGTATCCATATTTTATTCAGCTGAAAATTCTATTTTATCAACAGGAGCGCAGATTACAGTTCTAAATGCACCTTCAAACCCCATTATTGTATGTTTATTATCAAAATGTTTTATACCATCATTAACAACACTGAAAAATCTAAGTTCAGTTTCGGTTATTGGGTATCCAATGTAATCACCATAAGATAAATCAACTTCTAATTCAGTTAATTGTTCTTCATAGATTCCAAATGTTAATTGTCCATCTTGAATGTATCTTAAACTACCAGAATCTTTACCATATACAGCATTTTCTGGTTCCGCTATGATTGGTACTACTTTTAATTCAACAGGTGTTTTAAATCTGATATCTTTTTTACCAGCTTCACCATATAATGAATCAGTTTCACTCAAACCCCTATCAACTTGATAAAGTACCACAACAAAATTACCATCACCTTCAATTGCTTCCCTACCTAAAGATACCTCAAGTTCAAAATCCTCCCTAGAATACCATTTATTTATCCTAGTTATAGGCATTTTTCTACTATTTCCCATGATTTTTAACGTATTTATGTATTATTTTATTTGAGCAACCATATATCTCCCCAATTTGAACTAAATTTAATCCATTTTGTTTATATTCAGTTATTTGATTAACATCTAAATTATATTTATTAGACTTAGGTTTATATATCTCAAAACGCCTAAGATTATTATTTATAACATCCTTTGAACAATTAAAATGTTTTGCTATCTCAGTTATTTTAAAGTTTTTATTTAAAAATAAATCTCTTAATTCATCCCCATTTATTTTATATTTAAAATTACCATTATTTTCATATTTATGAATTCCAAGTAATTTAACTTTTTCACTTCGTTGTTTTAACACTTTTTTCGATAATGATTTACCGTGCATCGGGTTGTTTTTACCAATATTAATTTTCTTCATATATTCTTTGGTTTCTTCGCTATGTTTTAAACCTAAACACCCTTCACCACCTTTGGTTATATTATAACCAATAGATTTTTCAGTTGAATTATATTTTTGAATCCAATATTTTTCTTTATTATCTAATATTTCTTTAGTATTACAATGTTCAAGAATTTCCTTAATAAAATTATTTTTACCGTATTTTTTAATAGCTAATTTTATTATTTTACCAGAACCAATATAATTAGGATTATTTTTAGAATCTTGACCAATATAAATTTTACCATTGATTAGGTTAGTTGTTTTATAAACAACCATATCAAGTTCAAAATCTTCACGAGAATAGAACTTATTAATTCGAGTAATTGGTATCTTTCTATTTGCTGCCATAATTTTTCTTTTTAGATAAATATTTATGTATTCATAAATAAGCCAGTAAGTATTGATTTTTTATTAATATTTAGTAAATTTAGTTCACTATGATAAATATAGATGATATAAAAAATCGGTCATCATTGACATTATTAGAAGGTTATAGTGGTAATAACCCATATATTCGTAAATTGAAATGGGATTATGTACAGCGTAAAACTAAATTAACTGATAATCAAATGAAATATGTAATTGATAATCACGACAAAGAGCCAATTAAAATGGATAAAGTCGTGAGGATATCACTATTACTAGGTGAAGAGTTACAAAAACAAACAAATGTTTCATTCGTACCAGAGAAAATATTAATTGAATATTTATTGGCTGATACTGAAAAAGCTTTCCACATAATTGGTAAATTAAAGAAAAATCAAAAGGAATCCAGAATGTACTGGATACCTAAAACTCAAATATTTGATGACATATATTTTGATGAAATTGACATTGAAGTTGATTTTGACAAATATAAAGCTCTTGATTCACTACATAGAGAACCATTCGAACATCAAAAAACGGGTGTTAAATTTCTATTAAGTCGAAATGGGTGTATTTTAGCTGATGATATGGGTCTTGCCAAAACATGGCAAGCAATTGTTGCGGCTTTGGAGTCTAATTGTATGAAAATATTAGTAGTTTGTCCATCTTCAGTTAAAATTAATTGGCAACGTGAAATTAACTGTTTTTGTGATGATACTGTAATTGTTAGTGGTAAAAAATGGAAATCATCTAGATTCACAATTATTAACTATGATATTCTTAAAAATTTCCATACAATTAAAGAACCTAAAAAATCAGAAGAAGAAGTTACTGTTGAGGTTAAGACTCAATTAATTAAAGGTGATTTTGATTTAGTTATTATCGATGAAGCCCATTACCTTAAAAACCCAAAAAGTATTAGAGGTAAGATTATGACTGATTTATGTATTAAACATAATATTGAAAAAGTGTGGTTATTATCTGGTACTCCAATTACAAATCGACCTATGGATTATTATAACCTTTTAAAGCTAATTAAGAGCCCTATAACAGACAATTGGGTCTTTTATGCAAAAAGGTATTGCGATGGGAAA